CATTAGTGTTTTATCTAGGTCAGGTTCGAAAGCATCTGTTTGACTGAAGGTTGGGTATATAGCACAGAACGCTCTTGTTTTATTAGCCGCTAAACTGGCTTCTACTGAAGCATCGTAGGCATCCATAATAATATGGTTGTCGTTAAAAGAAGTATAATAAGATGGGTCTTTGTCATTTCCTACAAACAATTCTACTGATTGATCTACCGTTGTAACTTTCTTAGCTGTCTCGTCCATTCTGTCTATGAACACTAAAGGTTCTACATAAACTATTTCTCTATAGTCAGGTACAGAAGCTGTTCCTATGTTGTAGTCAAGACGCATTAATTGTTTTGTTCTTGCAGGATAAGTAAAGTGTGTAGGTTTTGCGTTGTTAGCTAAAGAAACTAGAGGTATTAATTTGTTATGCTCTGGTATATCTCTAGCTGCAATTATGTTGAAGTAAGTATCTTCTACTACTGAGGCTACCTGTTGAGCTTCTACTGTATCAGAGATAGTGTTTACATCCTCTGAATCCATATCAGATAGAATAGACTGTACTATTTGTAATAGATTACTTTTCATTACGATCCATCCACGCAAATAACTATGCAAGCTTCAACGTGTGAACTTGGTGCACCTGCACACGCTATCTTTATAAAACTTCCTGCTGTAACTGTGTGGTTTGACGAAGGTGTCAGTGTATCTACATCACCTGCTGCAGAACCTGATTGAGTTATAGTAAGGACTCCCATTGAAGAACCCGATGAATTAGTTACAGTAAATACAGCATCTCCACCAGATATAGCTGCTGTCAAAGCACTTTGTATTTTAGTTACAGTTCCTGCGTAAGGTATAGGCACATAAAGATTACTTGCAGATGAAATGTCTGGAAACTGAACTGTTAGTATTGCTTGTCTTGAAGTCCAAGTACCTGAACCAGAACCGTTAGCTAAGTAAACGTCACCACTACTTGCTGAAGCAACGCCTTTAGGTTCATGTAAGTAAGGATCAGAAAGAGTAGAGTGGTTTACGTTTGCCATTAATATCTCCTAGGGAATGAGTAGGGTGCTCCCGAAGGAACACCCAAAGCTTTTAAGGCTCGATGTATTCGATAACCAACTTGGCTACACCAGCAGTAAATGCTGCTGTGCCATAGAGGGCTTCGACATAAACATCTGCTGCACCAACAGTTGCTGTACCGCCTACTACTGCACCGTTACAAGCTACTGCTTTGTTAACTGCAAGATCAGCTACGGCTACTGCAGCATCAATACCATCAGCATCAACGGTTGTACCGTCTTGTTGATAAGTACCAATACCTAGTGTAGCACTACCACCTGAGGTGAAAGCTGTTGTTACAATAAGGTGAGCACCAGTGATGTACGAACCTGCTGGAATAAAAGCATCATGGTCCTGAGGGGTGGCTGCGCCAGTACCCAAATCAGTTCCAGTGATAGTCATCACCAATGCTTTCTTCTGACTTGAAAGAGAAGTACCACGTGCTGCGGCAGTTCCCTGTTCACCTGCGGTAAGAACTTCTAGACCGTCTGCGTTTACATAACTCATTAATCTACCTCCTTACGCTACTGTTGGTTTCGTGACAACACGAACCATGTTTTCAGGACGATACAACTTGACACCATAACGAGCAGTTGTTACAAACTCGTGTCTTTGGAAGTCTTTGTTGTAGTCGTAGTCAACCTGAGGTTGCTGTCTAAACGCACCCACGAATGGGTTTACAGACTGATCTGCTGAGAAGAACAAGTTTACAACACCATTTGTTGATGAGAAATCTGTGTTAGCAGCAGCTAAATCTGGAAGTGCGTTGTCGGTTGCTGTTGGTAGGAAGTTTGAGCAGTATACGTCAAACCCATATACGTTTGCAATAAAACGCATACCAGTTGCTATACCGTCACGAACTAGTCCTTCGAAACGTGGGTTGTTTGACACGTTTACTAAGTTGCTCAGTGTGTTAAGTGTGTACTCAACAGACGGATCAACAATGGCTACCAAGTTGCTATCTGGAACGTTCTGTTTTTTCAGAGCGTAACGTGCATAAGCAAACTCTTTGAGACCCATGACTTCACCTGTTTGTGAAGAACCAACACGCATAGAAATGCTATTGATTGTCTCATTTGAATTAGCTGATACGCCAGCTTCAGGAGCAGCGAGAGTTGTTGTCTCGAAATGTTCCATGATTGCACGTTCTTGTTCAGGTACAAAGCGTGACATTAATTCTGAAGAATAGAATGTGTCTTGCTCTGCTTTCTTGGTCATATAAGTAGCTGATGAGAGATACTTATCAACTGAGAATGTAAAGTTACCTGTGTCTAGTGGACGGTAGGTAACAGCACTGTCCTCAGAGTAGTTGTCCACTTGTGCCTGCCCGATAGAAGGAATGTTGAAAGTGTTTCCGTCAGGAAAACCGTCAAGCATACGAACATATCTTTGTGCCATCATCTCATCACGCAGAATTTCTTTCAATTCTGATGAGTAGACCTGAGCACGTTGCAGGAACGTAGTTTTAGATGTGGTCATTGCCATGTCTAAGTTCCTTTAATTATGCACCAAACTTATCGCCAAGACGAGATTTGTCCTCGAACATTTGTTGTTGCGTCTTAGCAGAATAGTACAAGTTACGATTTTCTCTACGGAGTTTCTGATAGTAATTAAAATCTCTTTCCGTAGAGGATTGCATATTGACACCCTCAGTTCGAACTGATCCAGAAACCATAGGGTTAACAGGACGTTTGTTCTCACCTATAAGAGCGAAGAAGGCGTTAGGTGACTCAGCAGCAATGTCTCGTAAACGATCTATTGACATACCAAGCTCTTCAGCTTTCCTTTCGATTTGAGCCTTGGCTTCAGTGCCAAAGCTTCCCTCTAGTTCTTTATCAACAAGTTGTAAGTTACCATTAACTTTGGCTTCTAACTCTCGCTGACCAAGTGTCTTTTCTACAAGGCTCTTCAGGTCTTCCTCACTAAAGTTTGCAGTGGTATTCTGATCTCTAGTGCTACTGTTATTATTAGGCACTTCATTAGTCGCTGCAGTAGATTCAGCGGCCTTGGTCTGAAGCTGATCAAGAACTTCGTTTTTGTATTCCTGTTTCTTTAAGTCTTCCCTCATTTGAGTGAGTTGGTCTTCAAGATTTTTAATGTAACCATCAGCTTCTAATTTGCCTTTGGCTAACACTTCAGGGTCTTTCCAGTTCTGTCCCTTTGCCTGTACAAGTTTATCAAGAAAGGATTCCTGTGAAGGGTTCTCCTGTACTTGAGTCTCGTTGTTCTGATCTTCCTGTGTGGTTGCAGTGTTATCAGTAGTAAATACCATAGTTTTATTCCTTATCTAGGTTAATAAGATCAAGCACTTGGGTTAGTGCTCTGTTGTAGCCGATACGATCAGCCATTTTGTGTGACCAAGAAGGGCTGTCATAGTCAGCCGTAGTCGGTCTATCCTCAAGCATAGACTCAAGAATCTCTTCGAGAAGCAGAAGACTTTCTGAGTTGGACACAATCTTTTGTTTGATCTTGTCCTTGTCTTCTTGCGTCTTACATTTTTTAAACCAAGCAGCCTTCATTTATTTTTTCATAGGCTTCTTTGACTTTTTCTTTTTGTCTTTTTTCTTGGTTGTGTTTTTGTATTCCATAACTTTACCTTTTTTATACGGCATATTATAATCCTTGTTCTATTGCTACTTGCTGTTCTTCTTCAAACTGTACTTCAGCTTCAGCAGAAATACGTTGAGTTTCTAGTTGTTCAGACACTGTTATGTTATCACCGAATAGCGCTGGTTCACCTAGTTCATCTGCTAGGATTCTAGCAAATTCTTTACCTGACAAGTGGATAGCAACAGTAGGATCAGCTAGTTTAATCTGATAAAGTTGTGTTAAACTCTGCACTCTCTGTGCTCTTTCAGCAAAGTGCCTAGCACCCATAGGTATAATTTTACCGTTAGCCATAATGTCTTCTTTTGTAATTTCTTCAAAAAAGAAAATACCTGTGTCTTCGTTAAGAACTCTGATTGTGTCTGCGTAGTCCATGTTACGCCTAGCAGCTTCTATCATTCCGTTTAGTATAGGCTCTAGGAATACTCTCTCAAAGTGTCCAT